CCCCGAACTCGGAATAGGGCTCTACAAGATACTTCATGAAGTCCTCATACTCGTCGAGGGTGAGAAATCCTCGATGAAGATATGTCTTCCCGACATATACAATCCGGTCATGGGCCATTCCGAGCAGAAGCCTTGACGTGGCGGACTTCCGCTCACTGCGCTTCATGATCCAAGCCCACATCCCGGAAGATCCCAGAACCGACAAGAATATCGCAAGGACGATGTCGGTCAGGGGGTTGAATCCGAAGTGCTGCATGTTAACCGATCGCTAGATAGGGACGTACCCCGAGTGAGTAGTTGATCGGGGCGTGGGAGAACTGACCAGTAGACTTCATGTAGACTGCAGTCTGTGCTGAAGCTCGTTCACGAAGCCAGTACTCCTCCTCAATGTTAACAAGGGCGGGGTTGAGCCTGAAGGCGGGGAACTGGTTGTGGTGCATACCCTTGGCGAGGGGATCGTTGAAGATCGACGTTCCCCAGAGCATGGCCTCGTCCATGATATTGATGTGCGGGTTATACCAGCGCCAATCCCTGACTGCGCCGTTACCATCGTACCCAGTAGCGACTCGAGTCCAGACGCCAACCATGTTAGACCGATTGAACAGGGACTCAGCCATACGACTGGCCTGGGTCATTGTGGACTGGTTGAGGGTTGAGTCCACGTAAGAGCGCTGATCCGGAATCGTGGTGGACCAGGCTTCTCGGAACAGAGACCGGTCGGGGACTACGACTATGTGGTTCTGGCGGAAGGGCGGCTCGCCGATGTTCATGAAGTAGTTGAACGCCACGATACGCCAGGTGACGCCCGAGTAGGTCCAGTAGTCCCCGAGATAGAGCCCGGAGAAGGAACCGCTTCGAATCGCCTGGAGATATGGAGTCACCGAGTTACCCAGAGAAGCGCCTCGGTAGATCGAGTTGTGGACGCCAACGTTAGAGTCATTAAGCATCCCATAGACTGACCCCGAGTTAGTGAACTTCTCGTTGATCTGAGTGATCTTGAGCTCGGTCCCAGCGACCCGCCCCTCGACGGCCTGGATGCGGTCATTCTGGTTCTTGTCGCTGACCTTGAGGTTGGCAACGTCAGTCGAGGTATTACCCCCCGCGTTAGCCAGAGCATCTCGAACCGAGTCGAACCAGGTGTTGAACTCGCCCTGGAGCTTGGCCTGGAGAGAGTCTAGGTTGATCGTCTCGAGGGGGCCGCGAACATAGGGAGTACGAGCACTACCCACAAGGTTGATAATATTCTCCGCAACGATCTGTCGAGAGTTCTTAATGACCTTGATTTGGGCAAGAGCGAAGGTCTGTCTGTCACCGCTGTCACCGACATTCGGGATCAGAGGGGTAACCGCAGGGGTACCCTGGACCACCTTGATCTTGGCACCACGGACAGCCTTAGATCGGTCAACCTCAATGCATACGAGATCGATTCGGTCCAGGGTTGCGTGAGAACCAGTGAGTGCCACCGTCTCATCACCGGAGTTCTCTACCCATCGGTTGTTCAGCCAGGCCTTACCTGCACCGACATACACCGACATACCGTTGTTAGTGGGGCGGACTCGGAACTTGTCTCCCACGTTCGGGAAGACGCCCGGTGCGATGATGCCGTCGAAGAGCGATCCGAACTGGTCCGCATCGTATGTCCGGTCACCATTTACCGAGTTATAGAAACCACTAGAAATGGCCATGCATTAATCCCTTTCTCGAGGAGCAATGACCTCTCCGGGGCCACCGCGAGTGAAGTCGATACGGAAGCCGTCACCATTCCACTTGGTACGAGACGACATTGAGATAGTGGGAACTCGAGAGAACCCACTACTGGACCAAGACTCAGTCATCTCAGTCAGCTGGCACTCAATTGGTTCTGCGTTGCTGCCCGAGGGGACGTAGTAGAAGATATCTCCGACATCGAATCCAGTACGGTATTCAACATTGGAGAAGCTATTGATCTTACCCGAGATCATCTTGAGCGGGGTATACTTCGGGAACATAGCGTCCAGAACCCAGAATGGGTACCACACCTCGCTCAGAGATGTGATATGCTTCCGCTGAAGATCAGTAAGCGCTTTCCAGTCCTTGATCGAGTAAGGCTTGTGGACCTGAGTATTATCCCACAAGACTTCTCGTCGAGTAATCGGATTCTCGGACCGAAGTGTGTGCGCCCGAGTGTGCGTACTACCATCGGCGATCCACTTCAGATCCACATCTCCGGAGTCCCAGACCTCATAGATCGTACTCTTCTTATCGACGATAGAATCCACCGACTCGAAGTCTGAGAAGTTGTCATTCTCCTGGGCGAGTGTGATCGTATTGATGAGATGCGGGGCAGTTACATAGCAGTGGATACCCTGGTCCTCGAGTTTGATCTTGTAGAAGAGAGAATATCCGTTCGGCTTACACGCCGACAAGACGTTCTTGAACATCTCAGCAATGGGTGCTCGGTCGTAGATGATCCACTTACCGTCCTGGATCTTCTGCCCAGTATCGTTGACGTAGGCCATCTGTGACACTCGAGTTTCTCGATGGAAGTTGAAGTTATCGATCCTACGAGCAGCTTCGGCATCCTTCCCAAGATGAGCATGGGCCAGGTTTTCCGCTGTCATCTGAGCATTGAATTGACCGTTCTTGTCGGGCTCAATCCACTGCCTGTGAGGTAGAACCCTCCACTCAAACATAGACTCGAGAGAGCGCCCAGTATACTTGTGGAGGTAGACACCGTCATCCTCCTGCTTAACCGTGGCAGTCTCGATGACCATAGCGGTAGAGGTATCATCTCGAATGAACAGGTTCCCAAGACTGTACTCATAGCCAGGCTGATCCGAGTAGAGTTGTAGCTCGAACTGGCCGTAGTCATAGGCCCTCTCGGTCCAGTTGAGGGAATAGAAGTTGTTCGGAACCTCAATCCACGAGTTGTAGTTGTGTAGGAACGCGAAGAACAGCTGCATTAGATCCCCCTATAAAGCGTATCGTATTCCATAGAGACGTTCACATCGTCAACGCCTCCAGCATACTGAAGGGCGATCGTGTTGATTCCTGGGTGCATCTGAATCCAGGTACTCCCTGGTGCCAGAACACCGGTGATATAGGATTTCCTACCTCGAGCCTGGTGGGTGATAGACTTCTTACCGGGACGAGTGTCTACAACAATGCTCTCCCCAGCGTAGAAGTTCCCAGCTCGAGAGATGGACATTGTCTCGTTGAAAGTCGTATTACTCAGGATAAGGTTACTGACCGTACCGAGGAACTCAACAGTAATAGTAACACCAGCCGGGTAGTCACCAAGATATCTGATGTCCTTACCCGAGGAGTTGGTCATGTCACCGAACTTGAGCTTGTGGTTGTCCTGAGAGAAGAACGGGAACTCGAAGGTGGGTGTGTTATCATTGAAGCCCACAACCTTCTGGATCTGAGTAGCGGAGGACTTCCAATACGGGTCCAGCCCAAGAAGGGAGACCTGGATCTCCTGCCGCTCAGAGAAGATGTTCGGCTCGACGGACTCGACGATGAAGTCGGAGTGCACGTTAAGCCAGTCGGTTGTCACACCGAGAGTAATGGTCTCCCCGACTCCGAAGTAGGAATATGTCTTGAGTCGGAGTTCCTGAATGTCGGTCCCCCAGGGGATCAGAGTCAGTACCACAGTACGAGTACCAACCCTGATCCCCTTAAGGAACGCTCCGTCCAGCAGGGCGAATCCATCAGTGCTGATGTCCGCCTTTACTGGCCCCAGACCAGTAATCTCCTTGACCGCGACCCCCGACTCGTAGGGGTTCGTGATGTCGATGGTTAGACGATCCCCCGACTTTGTCGTGGACGAGATCTCTGAGATCATAGTGTCAACTTGTCCTTTGCCATAGCAAGCTGAGTGTTGGTGTTGCGGTAGATAGTAGCCGCATCCAGCGCCTCAGGCGAGTTGTTGGTCTGGTTGAAGGTGATGTTTGTAACACCATTTTGACCATTCTTGTCAGAATTGTCAACTGCGATCGGAGCAGGAGGTCGAGCAGCATTAGCTGCCTGAGCTGTGACTCCGATGGCGGGCATGAAGTTATTGATGCCCTTAGCCTGCTTCTGCATCTCGGTGAGGTCCAGAATAGGCTTGATTTCCGGCTTGAAGGATGGGTCGTCCTCGATGAGTTCGTTTACTCCGTCGAGCGCCTTTGACATAGCGTCGTAAGCTGCGCCAGCCATACTACCGCCGGCATCAGCAACACGATCACCAGTATCCTCGATACCTATAGCAAGACCCTCACCGACATATCCTCCAAGTTCCATCATCAGTCGAGAAGGAGAGTGGATCTTGAAGTAGCTCTTGACCTTGTTGTAGCCCTTCTTGGCTACGTTCAGCATAGACTCACCGAAGCTCCAGGCCTTGGATGCGAGACCGTTGGTCATACCGTCGACAATAGCCCAAGCAATCTCTCGACCAACCTTGTTGAAACGAGGAGCGTACTTGTTAATAGCATCGCGAACACCTTCAAGAAGCTTGAGGACCGTCCACATACCCTTGTCAATGATCTTCGGACCATTCCTAGCGATTCCATCAAGGAAGTTGAGGATGACGTTGGTGGCAGCGTCAATGACCTTGCCGATGTTGTCAGCAATTCCGTTCAGGAAGTTTGCCAGGATAGTAGCGCCCTTCTCACCGAACTCATAGGCGTGGTTAGCCAGCTCGGTGAGCATCGCCTGGATCAGGATGAACAGCGTAGCCACAATGCCTGGGATATTGGCATTGATGGCATAGATAATCGCCCCAAGAAGCTGCGCCATAGCCACCGCCAACTCAGGGGCCTTTGCCCCAAGAGTGATGATAAAGTTTGCGATAGCCGTAGCAACATCAATCGCTACCTGTGGTAGAATTGCCGCAAGCTGCTTCAATCCCTCGGTCAAGACCAGGAATGCTGCTGCACCCGTTGTGGCACAGATACCAAGTACTGCTGCAAAGGCCGCCATACCGATCGAGATCGGAAGCAGGGCTAAGCCTAGTGCGAGTAGTGCCGCCGTAAGGACGATCATACCCACTGCAAAGTACTGAGCGCCAGCTGCTGCAGCTACCAGGATCAGCATACCACCAGCAAGAGCAATCAAGCCAATTGCCAGCTGAGTCCAGGTGATCCCGGATAGGGTCTTCATTGCTGATGCCAGTGACAGAAATGCAATTGACGCAATACCAAGAGCAATAGCACCAGTCTTGAAGGCATCGGCTGCTGCCATCGAGATAGCTAGGATAGCCAGACCTGCTGCAAGAGCGATGAGTCCTTTAGCCAGGGTCATGATATCCATGTTACCAAGGATTGCTACTGCCCCTGTCAGAACCAAGACTGCCGCAGACATAGCGATAATCGCAGCCGCACCTCTAGCATTAGCCCTACCAGCAACAGCCATCGCCACAGAAAGCTCGAGAATAATCACGCCTAGAGCAATGACTCCCTGGAGGAGCTTGCCAGTGTCCATTGTTCCGAGCATCCAGATAGCCGCCACAAGGATGTTGCATGAGACGGCCAGCGACAGGAGAATCGCCGCACCCTTACCCATGAATGGGTCCTTACTGACGACCATCATGAACCCAGACAGGATCGCCACAACCGCAGCGAGGGTTACGACGCCCTGGATAGCCTTACCAGTGTCCATAGATCCAAGGGTGTACACTGCCAGAGACAGAATGACACAGGATGCAGCGAGAGCAAGAAGGATTCCAGCGCCCTTCTCGACTCCCTTGGTGGCAGCCATCTTGGTCATGAACTCCTGCATGGTCATCATCAGGATCTTCATGGCGGCAAGACCGACTACAGCACCCTTAAGATCCATACCGGCAAGAATCCGGACAGCAGTTGCCATCAAGATCATGGCTGCACCCATAGCGATGAGCATAGCCACAATACGAACGCTGTCGTTCTTGAAGGCTACCATCTTGGTCATGGACTCAAGCATGTCATCCATCATCTTGAAGAGATACTTCAGGACAGCCAGTGTGACAAGGAGCTTCGGAGCCGGAACAAGAGACATCAGGATCAGCGCCCCGGCAAGAACACCGAGAGCAATTGCGATTGTCAGAAGAGCCTTGGCTTTAACCTTCTGCTCGAATGCCTCTAGGACTCCGCCGAGCTTATCAAATACATTGCCGAGTTTATCAGCGACGTTTCCGATCTTGTCGAAGTTCTCTTTGAAGGAGTTGATCCATCGAGTAAAGGCGATGAGGACTCCACCACCAATAGCCCCGACAAGGATCTTGCCCATGTCATAGGACTTGAGGTTGGAGTTTGCCTGACTCATCGCGGTTCCGATAGAGCCGAATGCATTCTTAGCACCTTCCTTCACCTTGGGGGCGAAGGTGTTTACCACGAAGTCCTTGAACTCGACGAACTTCTGCTTGATGGTGTCGAAGAGTTCCGGGAGGTGAACTGCTCGAGCGACCTGTTCGATGTCCTCGAACCATTTCTTAAGGAAGTTCTCTTTAGCCGCTTGGCCGGTTTCCTTGGCGGCCTGAGCTGCGGCAGACCCAACCTCCGAAACTGCTCCCGCAGCTTCCTTAGCCTTGGCCTTGACCTCACCGTGACCGTTAACCCAGTCGCGGAATGAGACCGCTACTTCCTTAACCTTACCGCCGATGTCGGAGAAGGACTTGCCAAGGTGGTCCCAAACACTACTATTTTGAATAGTATTCCATGTGTCGACAAGCGCATCCTTCAGCTCAACAAGTTTCTCCTTGAGCCACTGAACCTTCTCGGAAATCCTGAGCTTGTTACCGAGTTCGTCGAACTTGGTTCCCAGAGAAGCGACAATTGCCTCAGCCGAAGACATGTCTCCTAGGTTGAAGCCCTTGAAGTAGTCAGACAGAGCGGCTTTACCGGAGATCAGCTTAGCCTTAAGCTTGTCGCCAACACTTCCGGCGAACTCGTTGATCTTGGACTTGGCCTTGTCTACTCCGCTGTGGATGGAATCCATCGCGGCAGAGAACTCTCGACCAATTACCGAGTTCTTAAGAGCGTCCTTGACGAGTCCGAACTTCGAAGCGAGGTTCTTAAGTCCCTCTCCGGCACCCTTGACCTTTCCTGTGAAGTCGATCCACATGATGAAGTCGTGGATCTTGTCAGAGACCCACTTGATGGCCTTGCCGACCAGATCAATTGGTGGTAGAAGGAGTTTTAGAATCTTCCCGCCGAGATCAAGCTTAGTGAACCACTGGTCAAACCAGTAGATCGCCTTACCTAGGACCTTCGTAATCTGGAATACACCCGAATTGATCCCGGTGAATGCCGGGAACAGGGCCTGTACGATGTGTGACGCTACGGTAAAGACAACCTGAGCAATCTCACCAAGGATTGTTGCAAAGATGTGGAAGACTGAGAACAGGCCTGTGAATGTCCACGCAAGCTTATCAGCAAAGTTATTTGTAATGATGAGCTTAGATGTGAAGTTCTCAAATGCCTTGGTGATGCGAACAAGACCTTCGGCACTAGCGTTCATGAATACTCGTCGGAAGGCGGTTCCGATCTGTCCGAGAACTTTGACAATGGCCCAGAAGATATTGGCCAGACCCTGAACGAGGGCGGTGCGTCCGCCAAGGTCCTTCCACATCTGGAGGAATCCGTTTCGCGCGTCAGCGCTGGCCTTAATAACACCACCGAGCCAGTCGCCAATAGACGTGAATAGAACCGATGCCTCTTCAAAGTCACCGAATAGAATTTCGAATGTCTCTGCCCATCCGGAACCGATCGCTTCCTTGGTAGTGTCTACTAGCTGACTAAAGGTCCGGATCTTGGTTGCTGCATCGAATGCGCCCTGAGCGAACTGCTTAAGCTTATGCGCCTGCTCCTCCGAGTAACCCATCTCAACGAGCTGAGCCTCAGAGAGGTCGTTCGTCAAGGCGGTAAGGGTGGTCGTCATGACCTGAGCAGTAAGCCAGTCTTCCTTGAGAGATTCTCGGAAGTTACCGTCCTTAGCAATAGCCTCGTCGTAGCCAGTACCCATCATTCGGGAGGTCTCGATAAGGGCATTCCTGAATGACTCACCGCCCATACCTGCCTGGACTAGCGAGTTCCAGTCCTGAAGGTGGACTGCGCCAGCCGCGATAGCCTGCGATAGCTGGGTGTATGCAGTGGCTGTCTGCTGGGCGGTTGAACCCGAGGCCGCTGCGAGGTTAGACAGACCCTTAATTGATGCCACAGAGGTTTGTAGGTCAACGCCTGCGGCCGTGAACAGACCAATGGCGTGAGTCATGTCGCTGAAACTGTATACCGTCTTATCGGCATAGGTGTTCAGCTCGGCCAGGGAGGTCTTAACTTCTCCGAGGGTAGTCCCCTTCTCGACTGTGTTGGCCATAATGGTCTGAATTGCTCTCATTTTGAGCTCATACTCATTAAAGCCGTCTTTAATGGTTCCGATGAAACCAGAGACAATGCTTCGACCAGCATTAAGAGCCGCGACACCAATTCCACCGAATGCGGTGACGGCAAGACCCTGCATGACGGTCATGTTCTTGCCGATGTCGAGAGCCTTGGTGGCCAGATCGCCGAGGGTGGTATTCTTAGCGATCTCTCCAATACGAGAGAGACCATCTGCAGCCCCCTGCATCTTCAAGGATTCCTTGAGTCGGTCCATACTGGACGCGGATTCCTTGATCGCAGAAAGGAACTGTTTGTTATTCATCTTGAGCGAGACTACCCGCTCGTCAATAGTTGCCACTACTTAGTGACCTCCTTCCAGGCCTTCTTCGCTATCTTGTCGAATACGGGCCTGATAGCGGGGTTGATGTAGTCTCGGCCAACGACATACCCGCCATTACGGGTTCCGTGACCATATTGCAAGATGACGGCGATGTTTACACCGTTGTTTACGTGTGAGTTTGTCCAGGTGATCTTCCAGTTCTCGCCAGTTCTGGTTACTTCGTAGTTCCAACTAGCTGCAGTCTCGCCGGACCTGGAGGGGGTCGCCGCCTTGAGAGCAGAAACCCCCTCCTTGCCGAACTGATTCATGATCAGAGCCAGGTCTAACTTCGTCATTCTGTCAAACCAATTCCTGGTGAGTTTCCAGTCTCCCTGGCTCTCGATCGTAATCATGATTCTCCTAGACTAGAGATTCGGAGTAGATGTTGGCCACTCCGGAGACCATGCATCCGATGGCGCCCTTGGCCATAGCCTGGTCATAGGCGTCTCGGGTTGGGCAGATGTGCCCCCATACCGGCTTGCCGAGTCCGGTAGTTCGGTTCCAAACCTCATCGCTGGCATCGAAGGACATACCGATGTAGTCCCATGGCTTGTGCCACTCGTTGATCCGACCATCAGTTACCTGATCTGGATACGAGTATCCCCAGCACTTCCAACCATCCGCCTTCCACTGATTAGCCAGCCATCCGGCGTCGATGGAGAACTTCCAGATGATTCGACCGTGGGCATCAGAAGGGAAGAACTTCTTCAGCTCCTCCCACTGAACCGCGGAATACTTAGGATCGAGTACTGTAATGTGACTCGAGCCATATGCTGCGAAGTACTCCTCAACCGTCATGAAGGGCTCGCCCATGGTGGTGAACTTCTGGATCTCCGCCCATGTCATCTCGGTGACGGGGGTATCTGGAGCCGTCTTATCCACACGCTGGAGGGTGCGATCGTGGTTCAGGAACCAGACTCCATCCTTCGTCTTCTGACATGAGACCTCCAAAGCCCCTGCTCCGAACATAACCGCGTTTGTATATGCCCGGATCGAGGCCTCAGGCCAGCTGACGGATCCTCCTCTGTGGGCGATCAGGAAGCCGCGAGTGTCCATCATGGTGTGTATGTCGGAGTATCCTCTTGGTACGGCACGCATGGTAGACGGCTGCAGTTCCCCATTCCAATATACGAATACCGGATTGGAATTTCCAGAATCGGTAATCTCTATGCCAGGTACGACTACGGCTGGAGGTTCTGGATTCTCTTCCTCAAGTTCTACCCAGGCATAAGCCTTAGCGCCGTACGAATCCTTCACTGACGAAGCCAGTGCTCCGATGGTCATCGACCACGAGGATCCTCGGTTACGTTTACCGCCTCTAGCGATTGGGTCGGTACCCGGGGGATACCATACTGGTTCATCTCGAGAAGATGGTGCGTGATATTGTACCGCTACTAGATTTTTCTTGGTCTTATCGAGAGTGGGAATACCTGGTTGCCAGGTATGTATCTTATACTTGGATACCCCGCCGATCGAGAATAAGACAAAGTTCTCTCTAGCATTGGTGGCGACATCACTATTGAACTTGAAGTCGCCATCAAGATCAGCTTTTGTAGCCCGTTTTACAGCTACATACCCAGATCGCCCACCGGCGTCACGGTTGTATTGGAAATCCCAGCCAGCAGGAGGTCTGGCTTTGGTGTCTCCAAACTGTGAAGCATAGAATACAACTATAAGGTCGCCGATCTCAGCACCGGTACTTCGTAGCGAAGTAGTACCAAAACCATTAGCCTCAGATCCGCTACCAGTAGCTAAATGGACATGCAATCCTGGCTTAGGCGTCTCATAGACGTTGAAGTTATGGATAGTAATGTCTTGAGCCGTACCCGGAACCGCAATGGATGGCGTCCACATTGGATAGGCGTTATTTGGAAGCTCGAAGTCGAACTTGATCGCCGCATTAGTACCGCCCCGGATATTCCAGGTGGTGATGAAGTCCTGTTTATCGGTCTTCTTCTTATCTGCCTGGAACCAGTTCGCTCTCATGGCGAGCTGGGTATCTCTATCCGCCGTATACGTTATCTCGACCGTCCACTTACGATCACCGACGGTATAGGCAGCACTCTCGAACGGGGTGGAACTGGATCCCTTTCGGATCAGGCGGCCGTCCCCTACTCGAGCGCCATTACCTCCCCACCAGGCGCCAATTACTGGGAATACGCTAGCCATTACTTGGCCCGCCTAACAATCACCGTCCCGGACGGAGTCCCAGCAGGCACTGGATCGTCAGGTCCAAGGACAATCATCTTCGGGACCTCCGGAATCTTGAGATTGTCGACCTTCAGCTTGAGCTTCAGGTATCCCTTGAGCCACGGAATGATCAGCTCTCGGATCTCGGCGCCTGGAGGGTTCTCATAAGGGTTGCCAACTGGGTGCCACTGACCACCATTTTGAGGATCCTCGACCAGATAGCCATCCGTGACGTAAAGATGACTGATGGCGAGGTTGTCAGCCTTATCGAAGACCTTCTGGTAGTTCTCCGAAGTGACTGAGTGCACCACAGCCCACCATCGAGTAGACGGATAAGCCTTCATGTGATCGGGCAGAATCGGAGATGTCGGATTCTCCTCGAGGAACTTGGTTGCCGTACCCTCGAACATCATACAGACGTCGAAGTCAAGGTTGCACACTTCCTGGGAGATGTTGGATCCGGTGTTGATCGCAATCACGAAGTCCAGGCCGTTCTCTCGGCGAATCGTGTCGATCAGATCCTTGTACCACGGAAGGCGGTCCTTCCGGGCATCCCATCCGTTGATGACCTCATCGAGGAAAACTCCCTGAACCAGGTCACCATACCAATGCTTAGCCCTCTTCAGCTGCTCAAGGATGTACTCCTTGGTGAACTTGGCTGCGTTAGGAATACCTCGGTTCTCCTCGGCATCCGGGTTGATCGCTGCGCCGTACTGGGTCTTGATATAGAACAGAAGTTTCTTTGCTCCTGCGCCAAGAGCCAGCTCTCCCTGCTTCTGGAAGTCTACCTCCTGAGCCTCCCAGTCACCGCTGTTGCGGTTAAGGATGACATATCCGAGGTTGTCCCGGAACTTCAGCGTCTGTGCCCACTTTGAGAACTGCCCAGGCTTTCCGTCCTGGTAGTAGTCAGGCCAGTAATAGGTCACCGGAGAGTAGTACCGAGCTCCATTCTTGAATGGGTTCGTCTGTCGGAGTGCGTCTTCGACGTCAGCCTTCTCGCCGTATGTCTTGGCTGCCTCGTCCTTGGTGAGGTATCGGTCGAGCTGAGGCGTCACCGCATCCTGACCGGCAGGGCCACGCTCTCCAGCAGGTCCGGGAGGACCCTGGGGACCAGGAGGTCCAGCGGGTCCAACTGCACCATTATCGCCCTTGGGTCCTGGTTGACCATTTGCTCCGGCGGGACCAGCAGGTCCGGTAGGACCCGGAAGACCATTGTCACCTTTAGGTCCAGGAGGGCCAACAGGACCCCTAGGTCCTTCGGGGCCAGGTACCGGGGTTCCTCCAGCTCCACCGCCAGCAGGTCCAGGGGGACCCTGAAGACCTCGAGGGCCTTCTGGTCCGGCAGGTCCACGCTCCCCCGCATCGCCCTTAGGTCCGGGAGGACCTGGGTCACCCTTGGGTCCGGTTGGTCCCTGTGGGCCACGAGGACCAGGTGCTCCAGCTCCACCGGCACCGCCTCCACCACCGAACGGAAGTGGCGAGATCTCAGATGTGGGGTCGGCGGACATGACGTCAATAGTTCCACCCTGAGTCAAAGCAACATGCTTGACGATGTCGAACTTGGGGGAATCTATGTAGATGGTGTGGGTCCAGGCGCCAGAGGGAGTTACTCCAGCGCCCGGAGCCAGCACCTCAATGTTGACAGCGCCAGCCTGGTCTGTCCGAACCATATGCTCGCGCATCGAGACTGCGGCACCGTCAACGGTAGCCGTAGCCCCCTTCACGTCAGGAACGATTCGGACAAGAGCCCGACCATTCTCTCCTCCGGGGATAGTTCCCGTTAAAGTACAGTATGGCGCTGCCATTTTGAGCCTCCTACGGCTGTTCGGCCCTGTCGAGCAGAGCGTTCACCTTGGTATTGGTCTCGGCGCCATAAACGCCGTCTACCTCAGCGCCGACTGCAGCCTGAACGGCCTCGACGGTCGCGTCGTGTGCCTCCTCCGAGGCGTCACCCCAGACCCCATCCTGCTCAGTGCCGACCACGGACTGTGTGAAGGCCACGCCGAAGGGGAAGGTCTTACCGCCCCACTCGGAAGCCGCGGCAAGAGCATAGCAACGAGACCGAGTGTTCGGACCGGCGACGTTGTCGGGGGTAGCCCGGACTGCACGCTGCAGAGCGCGGATGTCAGCGGGGCCAGCAGGAGCCGTGTTGCTCGGAGAGTCGGTATAAGCCGGGCGAATCACATAAGCGATCGACTGATTGCGGACACGCCGCCAAACACCGTTCCCAGCAGACTGAGAGCCATAGCTGCCAGACGAGGTGTTCCCCTCAATCGTCTGGAGCGTGCCTCCGCCAAGGTTCTTCTCGACGAAGCCCACGTGGTCCGTGCCGCCGCCATCCCAGTCGTAGATGACGACATCGCCCGGCTTGGCGTCGTAAACCGATACGAAGTAAGCGTCAGGGTGCTGGCGGACCTTGTTGACGGTGTAGTCAGTGTTAAAGGAGAATCCTCCAATAGCGTTAATCTGCCCGCACTCGTCCAGACACATGCTGACGAAGAGCATGCACCACCAAACAGAGTCGGACGGTCCAGCAAGCCACTGCTGACCAGTTCGAGCTGCCCAGTATCGGCCAGCCTCGGATCCGGGCTGAGGGTCGTCCGGTGCATAATAACCAATCCTCGCTGCGGCGCGAGCGAGTACCTGATCTGCGACGCTCACTTCATCACCTCAGTAGTCTGGGACACGTGAATGTCCTTGTCTTCCATGGGATCAGTGCCGATGTGGGCCTGCGGAGCAAGCGCCTCCTCGGGAATGTCTTCGTGACTGATCATTGTTATCCCTTCGAACCAAGCTTCGCTCGCCTGGCTCTGTTGAGTTCCCGGTTCCGTTCCATAATCTCGGACTGGGACATCTTCTTATCGGGCTGATTCTTTTGGTTGCAGACCCGAATGAGTGTGAGTAGTCGGTTGATGTGCCATGTCTCACACTCGAAGGGGATCTGGCAAGCAATCATCCAATAGTAGATTAGTTCGGAGGATGTGTATTCTCCAGATCCAGACTCTCCACCCGTCTCTCGGATGGTTGTCGCGGTCATCGTATCGGCCATATAGGCGCTGATACGCTCAACCTCAGATGGGGGAATCCTATCCAGGAGCGACGGGTCGTATTCTTCATCAGTGATCATACACTTGATGTAGAGCGCCATCTCATCAGGTTCGATCTTGTCGTTCCCGATGAGGTGTTTATGGGTGATTGACTCCCATTTTGACAGCGCGACCAGGTTGTGCTCCAGATGCAGGACTCCGCCAGGCATGGAGACAAAGGTACCTGTCTCCTCATCGAACCCGTCGAGATCCGGGATAGAAACTATAAACATTGCAGGCACCGAGGGCCCAGGAGTCTAGGTCTCTGAGCCCCCGGTGTGGTATATCAGCCTGCGAAGTGAGCCTTGATCTCGTCCGGCAGGAGGAGCTTGGGCTCGAGAGCCCCGCCTCCACCCTGAGCGTCGGAACCGAACAGCTTGGCCTCGAGGGTCTTCAGCTTACCGGCGTCGACGTCCAGAGACGAGATGGTCAGCAGCGAGGTCGGCTTCGCTCCGGACACGTTGACCGGCGTGGTGGACAGCTCCCAAGAGAATGAGATCGCCTCGGGAGAGTCGTTGACGGTCTTGTAACCCTTCTCGGAAGGAGAGGCCTTGCAGCCGTACAGGACGTGGAGCTTGTAGCCCTTGTCCTGACCAGCCACATCGTCACCGATCTTGGTGCGGTAGACGAGACCAAAGGCCAGTCGGTCCTGCTGACCGATCTTGACACCCTTGGTGAGCTCAGCAGAGCCGTCGCACTTCTCAAACTCATCGGGGTAGGTGTACGCCTCGATGGTGGCCTTCAGCTTCTCGGCCGAGAGCATCGAGAGGTACAGAATGTTGTCGGCGTAGAGGTCGGTCGCCTCGGCGCCCTCGGGCTTCTCAGAGATGGCGGTGATACCATTCCAAGCAACGCCCTTGCCGTACATCTTCTGGGCCGGATCGTACACATACAGTGCACAGTGGTCGACACCAGTCTCAATACGGCGCTCACCAGTCTTGTCCCAGACAAGTGCAGCCATGTTAACTCCTAATAGTAGACGTCGAAGATGTCGTGATATAGGTTGTCCGCTACGAGTCGAGACTCATGGCGGCTGAACAAAAGGTCCTCGATCTTCGTTCGTGTCGGGTCCTCGGGATGCCGGGCAATCAGAGTAACCTGGAACCGGTTCGCTTTAATATACTTGAGGTTGTCCGCGTACATCGGATCACCCGGATGCCGCTCGTATACAATACACGGATACGAGAGCTTAAGCGACGGGAGTGGCTGGTAATAGACCTTATCCGACCCGAGGATCTCTACCAGCTTCTCATGGAGAGCTAGCCGTCGGTCCATTATACACCCCCGTCAACTCGAGAACCAGACGGGGGAACTTCAGCTCCACATAGGAGATCTTCCAAAGTCCCCCCATCCAGCGTACGTACTTGAGGTTCTGGATATTATCCGTCATAAACCCGTCAGCGATAATGCTGATCTGGTTGCTGAGGTTGATACTCCCCAGAATCTCATCGCTGCTACCAAAGCGGCGTGCTTCGCGGAAGACGTCGCCATAGTACTGCTTCTCGACGATTTTATCTTCCCAAATTCCCGGCTCAGTCTGGACCTGCGTAGCAAATCCTATCTCACCGAAGAATTTGGCCATCTATCACGGCTCCGCGACGACGTTACCAGTCTCGGTCTTCCGCTCAACGATGATCGCAGACTTCGGGTGAGTCAGCGCACCGGAGAGGCGGGTCTCCAGCAGGTAGTGGTACTGGTTGAAGCTAATGTCGAAGTCCTCAGCCGCGAAGAGCTGACCACCCTTGTCCGCACCAATGGTGTAATCGGACATGTTGACGATGATACCGAGGGCATCGACGACACCATTATTGGTAGAGGTGCGCTGCAGGCCCTTCATCAGCGGGACCTTGACGATCTTCGAGACACCGACGTAATCGGCAAGCTCGGAGACGCTGCGGAACAGACGGTGGCCCATCTTGTCCTTGAGCAGAAGGATCTCGGTGACCATGTGGGGCTCTGCGAACCAGGTCGGGTTACCAGCGCCGTCGTAGTCGTCCATAGCGCGGACAATGGAGTCCAGGACGTCCTCGATGGTGGTCTCCTTGGCCAGAACGACACGAGGAGCGTAGAGGCTGTCCTCCTTGTAGATCGGGCGGATGCAGTCCTCCTTGATCTTGTCCTTGG